TGAAACGGATGGCGACGAAAGCGAAGAAGTGAAGCAAGCGAAGGCCGACAAGGCCCTTGTGCGTGAGACTTACATCAACATGTTGTCACAGACGGGTAACGCCCTTCAAGTTCTGACACAGATCGCTCAAGGCACGGAACATCCTCGGGCCTTCGACACCATGGCCAATCTCATCAAGACCATCACCGAGACCGCGGGGAAACTTGATGAACTGGCTGATAAGGTGCTTGGAAGCAAAGCACCAAAAGCAAAAGGGGATGCCCATGCGGACACCCCCTCTTCTACGGTGAACAACAATCTGTTTGTTGGGTCTAGCGAAGACCTGATGGCGATGATTCGTGGTTCATCCACCAAAGAAATCAAATGAGAATTACTTCTTCTCAATAAACATCTTCTGCCCCGCGATATGAAGCAGTGAACGCAGTGCTTCCGTATCCACCACTTCAGAGGCCGTCTTCACGACGTAGCTATATTCCTGATAGTAATCACTGTCATGGATATGGATATGTTTGGAAGACGGCCTTTGTCGTTCATCGGACCAGAAACCGTTCACGTGTTCGGTGGCTGGCTTCAGCTTCACAGATACGCCAGTGGTTGAAACCGTAGCAGTGGTGAACGGTGCGTTTTTGAGAATGGTTATCGTCTGGATGGTGTTCATGTCTGGTGAAAACGTTGGGGTGATTGTGCAGCCCTTCCCTTTCTTCGTTTCCCAGACTTCACGCCCTTCCTTGCTGGTGTAGCCAAACCCAGAACGGATAAGCTGAAGACCAGTCACCGCACCAGAGGCGTTTACTGCGGAAACGCGGGCCTTCAGACCAGAACCCAGCGCAGCACCGTCCCACGACACCACATCACCGACGGCGTATCCAGTTCCGCCAGCCTTCACCGAGACCGAAACGCCCTTCCCATACCGCACTTTATCAACACGGAAACGAAGCCCACCAGCGGTAAACTCATCCCCATCATTCCAGACGGGATCAGATGTGAACGATTCGACTGCGCACTGTTGAACGACGGTGAACGGACCAAACGTGCCGCCGATGGTTCCAGACACGTCTTCGATGACCAGCTGATAACGGTTCCAATCTTTGGTGACTTCTGACACAGAGAAAGCGGAATTACCGTCTTCAAACCGTTTCCACTTGATTTCGTCTTCTGTAAGTGTCGTTTCAACGAGAAGCACCCGCTGCGAGTTCCACACGGCATCACTTGGCTTGAAGACACGTTCCTTCGGAAACTCAACGGTGGCAGATTCGCCAGTGGTCGCGCGAAAGTAAATGTCAACCGCTTCTGGCGTACCGCGCAGCTGATAGAATTCTTTCAGGTGCTTTGCGAAGTGACGAAAGTCGCCGATCATGTTCGGAGGGACGTTCTTCGCATAGCTGTTCTTGTAAATTGGTAGCAGTTCGTCGATGACAAGATCAATGTCGTTCGCGCCCTTCAGGGCAGCGAAACCAAGATCAGCCCCTTGTTCGGCTTCCCAGCGATAGTATGCATCAAGGAAAGCACGGAACAAGGGATAGTCTTCATTGACGAACGACGGAAGGATTGATAGCTTCTGTGCTACCTTCGCTTCTACATTCGTTTTCATACTGTTTTCAGTTCCACCGTAAGGTTATTCTTGTTCAGCATGATTGCGGTCGCAAACCCCGCGATCAGATCGTCATTCGCTGGGGTTGCGGTGAACGTAACATCCGTCGAACCAATGTTGCTGGTATCCAGACGGATTTCACCAGTGGCATAGTCGACCTTCCCCACCGTCTTGTCGTTGATCGACAGCACGCCCACAGAACCAGCGGGTTTATCGATGATCTGATACGTCTTCCCGTCCTTCTTCCAGACTACTGGCGTGCTCTTGATGGTGCCAGCGACCAGAGCGTTTTCATACGATCCGACCAGTTCTTTTTCACGGATGGGGAAGTCAATATTCATGGTGTAATCGATCCTTGTGCCAGCGATGGCGCGTGAATGGTTTTGAATCAGGGTTAGAAGTTCCGAATAGTGGAAGTCAGTGTCAAACGTTCCGAAGCCATTGTCAAAGTAACCTTCAACCAAAGCCCGAATCTGGGATGACAGGGCGCCCAGAGAAACGTTTGTGGTGCTGCGAAGCGTGGTTGTGACAGTCATGTTCAGCCGCAGGAATTTCGGATCAACCACCACTGGCTGAATTCCGATGACCGCCCGTTCCTTGATCTTCCGCTCAATGTCTTTCTTGTTAGCAGAAGTCAGCTTGATTAGGTTCTGCGGGATGATGCAAACGAAGACCTTGCCAAACTGCGGCGGGTTCACTTCTTCGCCGCCCCAGACGGAAACCGATTTGGCGTATGGGTAAACGTCGTTAGCTACCGCGGCAAAATCCGACTTAGTGACCGCACGGTTGTTCGACTGGAAGAACCGCGGGGCGTTCAGCTTGATTTGGTTCGTCGTTTCTGGTGCAGCACCACCGTTCGATTCTTGGACGGTTCTGATGGTAATGTCCGCGTTCTCATACCCAGCGAATGAACCGACCAGAGCGAAACGAGAAAGGTTATTGGCGGCGGGGCCTTGCGTTTCCAGATACTCCACATACACCACCGAGTTAACCGCTGGCGTTTTCCCGAAGACACCATCACCGAATTTCAGTTCATGGTAACCAGCGTCCGTTTCCTGAATCCAGTATGCTGGCGTGTCTTTGTCGATCTTGGCAATGCCGTGAGCACGTTGGAATACGTCGAATGTGGTTGCAGTGGCGTTCGGATATACGGCAACGAGCAGCGTACTAGTGTCGATGGTATTGCTTGGAAGCACGTAGCGCCGTTCAGTGGTTTCCACATCAAACGTATGGGCCTTGATCTGACCTTCGAATACTTCCACATCATCGGCAGTAAACTTCGTGCCTTGTTTCTTCAGCGTGTGCGGCTTCAGCGTCACGAAGACGTATTGTTGACCATCGCCTTTCACCGTGAAACGCGTTCCGCGGGGGATGACCAGCGTGTCTTGCTGGCGGGCTGGATCGACAATAGAAACGGACAGAACGGCGCGGGCTGCAGTGATGCTGCGCGGCGTATAGCCAAGAAGCTTGGCGCGGGAAACGACATTGGCCCGAACGACCGCTGAATCAATCTCTGCTTCGTTGGCAAGCATGTTTGCCAGATATGCATTGTTCTGGCTGTTGTAGGCCAGCACGGACAGCAGCGCACTAAGGCCACTGCCTTCAAAGTTATAGTCCTTGAAGACGGTTTGCTTCTTCATGAATTCCTTCAACGATTCTTTGATTGAATGGAAATCCATGTCAACTAGGTTCACGGAATTCATCTGGTGCGCTCCACAAATACGGTGATGCTTTCGGTTCGGTTCAGGTCTACTATGGTATAGTCAATGGTTACGTCAAGACGGTTCTGGTCTGGCTTCTGGAACACCACCACAGATTCTACCTTGACGCGTGGTTCATATTTCTCGATCAGTTCAAGAAGCTTTGACCGCAGGTAGTCGGTGGTGATTGGTCCGAAGTTCTCAAACAGCAACCCGCGCACGTTCCCGCCTTTGTCTGGTTGGAATGGCGCCTCGTATTCGTTGTAGGAAACGAGATTGCGGATTGACTTCTTGATCGCTTCGGCATCGTTTGCCAGCAACACATCACCAGTCAGGGGGTGCCTTTGGAAGGCAAGGTTTAAGTCTGTGTAGTATGCCATAATAGTAGACGTAGGTCAATGTCATATTATGTATCCGATGGTCCGAAACCGAGTTCTTGGTTGGTGCGCCATAAACGAGACAATCTTTCTCAAAACGCAAAATTCGACCCTATAAAACAAGGGGTCAAAAGAGCACTTTTTCGCAGTTTTGATCGCGCTGGGGTGGAGACACCACAGCAAAGGCCTGAATCAACATTGCCCCAAACCCACTTAAAATCCAGTGTCAAATTTTGAGTTATGTTTTGCCTAGATTTTAGGCAAAGAAAAGCCCCCGAAGGCGTATTCTCGAAAGACCCTCGGGGGCAACCCCTCTTCAAACAACCTTCCCTCTCACATCATGGCCATCATTATACCCGTTTCTTCCGCTTTGTCAACTGTTCAGTTTCTGGTTCTGGCTGAATCACGGCCTTGACCGACGAAACGTCGTATTTGCCATACAGAAGGCGTTGCAGCACGTCATAGTCGGCTAGCGTAAGGGCAGTGCGATAAGAATCGATCAGGAAGCGGGCTTCTGGAAAGCGTTTGTCCATCAGTTCCAGATTGAAAAGTGCCTTGTCTAGCGTGACGTAACCGAGACCGCCCCACTTCCCATCTGCCAGCACTGGTGCTTCAATCGACCACAGACGTTTGAACGTCCATTCAATGAAGCCCCTGTCGGTGGATTTGGCCAGTGCTTCTTCAACCGCTTCTGGTGTGTCGGCGACCAGAACACCATTGAAGTCAGCCGAACAACGATTGCATGTAGTTTCCATCTTTGCTTTCCTTTGGTTCATCCGTTACTGGTTCTTCGGGTTCATCCGTCACGTGCTGATATCCACTGGCGTCGGAACGGAACAGTTCTAGGTCATCCTGCACACGACGAAGGCGCTTCGCAATGCAATACTTGAACATCGTCTGGATGCCGCCCTTTACTGGTTTCTCATACTCTTCAAGGATTTGAGAACGTATCTCATCTGGAATCTTGTTCAGATCGATGAGTTGCTCATTCATCGTGAAGCGGTCCTTGAAGTCTCGATACGCCCGCGCTGGGTTGGCGTGATACTCTTCCTTCATCTTGGCTGTCATCGGCTTCTGACGTTTGTCGGTGACGCAGCAATCATCATCAGAACGGACGTTGGGGATGCCGTCGGAAGCGTCGCCAGACAGAATCAGTTCCATCAGTTCCCACTTCGGATCGGTGGTGCGAATCCACTTCTTCATGATCGGGGAATACTGCGCAACGCCTTCCTTGTAGTGAAGCTGCTTGTAGTCCTTGTCGCTGGATACGATCAGGGTTGGTTTGTCACCAAACGTCTGGGCCAGAACCGCAATCACGTCATCCGCTTCTGCCTTCGGCACTTGGACCACCTTCCAAGGAAGAACTTGCTTGAATTCTTCCGTCAGAACCTTGGCGATCCGTGCAATTTCTTCCCAGTCATACTTGCCCTTCTCCCGTTCCTTCTTGCGGTTCATCTTGTAGTGGGGGAAGATATCGCGGCGCCAGTATCCAGTCATGGAATCGACCGCAACCACTGGATTGCCGTATTTCTGGCCAAACTGTTTCTTGTACGACAGAAGCGTTACGAGCGTCATACTGCGCACCATCGATTCCGACAAACCTTCCTTGGCGTTTTGGAAGATGACGGAATAAATGGTCTGGCTTAAATCAATGAGGATCATACTAAACCTTTGGAATGGTTTATGGAAATCGTATTATAACCGATACGAAAAGGCCCGTCAAGCGGAACCTGACGGGCCGTGAGACGATTATTCGTCTGCTAGTTGTTTGAAGAAGGCCAGATCGTCATCTTCTTCATCGTCCAGTTCGACGGCCTTAGCGGCGGGCTTGGCCTTCGGTGCTGGCACTTCGTCTTCTTCATCAACTGGTGCTTTCGCGACTGGGGCGG